TGGGGAATTGCATTCCTAAGAGATTTCAGTATGCATGAATTAGCAAAGACTGGCGACACAGAGAAAAGACAGCTTTTAGTAGAAGCTACTCTTGAATCTAGAAACGAAGCAGCAAGTGGCTTAGTAGCTGACTTGACTACATCGTAATCAATATAAATGCGTAGGGGACTAACCTCAATATCTAGTCCCCTTGCATCCTAATTAACATTGAAGTCTTGAGAGGGGTTAAAGACGGAACAATGAGGAAACAAAATGAGAACATTAAACGACTATTTTCTAACAACAACAATCGCAGACATTAGTACAGCATCATCAACATTTGTTGCAGTACCTGATGGAGGCAAAATAATTAAAATCATGACAGCACTTCAAGGTGCTATTTCTGGTGGCGATGCAGCAATCACTTTTGAATTAGGTGGAACTGCTATTACTGGTGGAGCAATAACTGTTGCACATTCAGGTTCAGCTGCTGGAGATGTTGATTCGTCTGAACCAACTGCAGCTAATGAAGTTTCAGAAGGCGACACTATTGAAGTTCTTACTGATGGTGGATCTACTGGTGCTAAAAAATTAGTAGTAACATTCGTTATAAGAAGATAATTAAATCGGATAATGTGCCCTGGAGAACATTCAGGGTACTAATCCAGAACATAAAGGAAACAAACAATGTACGGGAGTAATTACGCAATGAGACCAGTAACGACACAAAAAGTTACATCATCAGGATCTTCAACTCAATCATCTGCATTCGGAGCTAACATTGAATATGTTAGAGTTATTCCAAGTGCTGATTGTCATATTGAGTTTGGAGTAAATCCTACAGCAACAACTTCTAAGATATTCTTAGAATCTAAATCATCTGAATGCTTTAAAGTATCAGAAGGTGAAAAAGTTGCAGTGATAGGATCTGTAGATTTATATGTAACTGAACTATCTGAATAATAATGACTAAAGTTAGAGGAGTAGATTGGTATAACGGAGTTAAGACTAAGTATATACAAGAGTCTGATGGTAAACTTACAATCAATCAACAACAAGACTTTAACAAATTATTAGAAAGAAATAAGAAATTACAAACTCTTAATGATGGATATACTCCATC